ACTGGTACTACTTTAGGAACTGATGTAACAAATACTGGATTTGTACAAATGGTACAATCTAAATCAATTAGCACAATAGGAGCTACAGCAAATACAACTGTTGCAACTATTCCTGCTGGTTCACAAATAACTAATGTAACTTTAGATATCATTACAGTTAATAATGATGGAACTGCTGCAACTGTTTCTGTAGGAACTGCTGCAAACGGAACTGCATTTATTGCAGCTACTGATGCACAAACTGTTGCAAGAACACAACCTGTTGCTGGTGCAATTCCAAATTTAGCTGATGTAGGAACAAGTGACATCAATGTTATCGGAGTATTTACTGCGACTGATGGAGATGGAACTACTGGTGAAGCTATTGTTACTGTACAATATGTACAAAATAATAACGTAACATAATTTTAGATGAGGGCCTTCGGGCCCTCTTAAAAGGAGTTTTATGGCAGAAAAACGAGGTGCTTTTGGAAATATAATAGACGATTTATCTTCTTTAAGAGATATATTTAGTAAAGAAGATGAAAATTTAAAAAATGAAGAAGAACAAAAAACAAAATTAGAAGAATTATTAGATTTTCAAACAGCTAAAGAAGAATATAAACCTACCGAAGAACAAAAAGCTGCTAGTACATTAGAAGATTATGGAACTCAACCAGCAGAAGAAATTTTAGTACAAGAAGAAAAAGAACAAGTTAAAGAGAAAAAAGAAACTTTAGATGAAAAATTAGCTAACATAGAAAAAGTAATAGATAAATTTACAACTCAAACTCCACTTGGTACAGGAGCTAAATTAGATATGTCAAGTCTTGACATTAATGTACCAGCTTTAGATTTAAGTAAGACTTATCAAAAAGATTATATTGAGCAAATATTACAAAAGAGTGGTAGTCAAAAAGATAGAGTTAGTCTATTATATGAAAACTTAAAAAAACAAGGATTAATCTAAGGAGAATAAAATGGCAGGATCAGACATAAAAGTAGTTAGTGCAAACCAAGCTTCATTGTCTAATACATCTTCTAACGTAGCAATAACTGTTACTTTAGTTAGCGGACCTACAAGACTTAAAGGTTTTATCGCAGAACCAAGCGATGTTGCTGGTGTATTAACATTTAAAGATGGTGGAACTGACGTATTTGAAATTAATACAGGTAATGTAGATGCTGGAGCTTCTACTTTTCAAATGAATCTTCCAGAAGAAGGTGTTAAATTTGAAACAAGCTGTCAAGTTTCATCTAGTATTGCTGGTGCGAATGTAGCAACTATAAAAGGTGTTACAGTATTTCACGCATAGTAAAGGAGAGATATGGCAACATCTGGAACAGCGACATATAATCTTACTGTAAATGATGTAATACAGGAAGCTTTTGATAGAATAGGAGGTGATCCTATTTTAGGTTATGATGTAAGATCAGCTAGACGTAGTTTAAATATTATGTTTAGTGATTGGGCTAATCGTGGTTACAATCAATGGACTGTAGAACTTAAAGATTTATCATTAACTCAAGGTACTAATACTTATACATTAGATTATGATACTATTGATATAATTAATGCAAATATTTTAGATGGTTCAACAGAATACTCTATGACTAGACTAGGAATAAATGATTATGCTGCTATTTCAAATAAAACTTCTCAATCTAGACCTACACAGTTTTATTTACAAAGATTAAATACACCTCAAGTTTTAATTTATCCAACACCTGACCAAGCTTATACATTAAGATATTATCGAATGAGAAAAATTCAAGATGTTACTGCTTCTACTATTAATGGTGTAGAACAAAACCTTGATATACCATTTAGAGCTTTTGAATGTATGTGTGCAGGTCTTGCATATTATTTATCTAAAAAAAGACCAGGTATAGATCAAGCAACACGAGCTGAATTAAAACTAGATTACGAACAAGCTTATGAAAGATTAATAGCAGGTGATGATAGTCCTTCAACAAGAATATTACCATCAACATCGTATTATAGTTAATTATGGCAATTACAGCAGATAGATCAAAAAAACCACATCGAGCACCATCAGCAAAGTTTTCTGGTGGTAAATTTTCTAAAGCAATATCAGATCGTTCTGGTTTAGAGTTTCCATATAACGAAATGAAATTTGAATGGAATGGAAGTTTAGTACATTGGTCAGAATATGAACCTAAACAACCACAATTAGATTTAACATATTTTACAGATGCACAGTCATTGCAAAATGCTAGACCACAAGCTAATTTATCAGCAACTGGTGGTGTTCCTAATCAAATTAATCTAATATATCCATCTACATCAGGGTCTGTTTCAAATGTTGGTATCGCACAAGCTAGCACAAATTTGTTAACTTCTTCTGTAGGAAATGTTACAGTATCTACATAATGACAGATAAAAAAAAATTAGGAGTGATGATCGCAACTCCTTGCTATGGCGGTCAATTAAACGAAGCTTATCTACATGGTCTTCTTAATGTTACAACTAAAGCTGGTACAGAAGGATTCTCAGTCCATTTAAATACTATGGGTAATGAGAGTTTAATTACTCGTGCTAGAAATACTTTAGTTTCTCAATTTTTAGATTATGATGAAAAAGAACCTGATCGTTTTACACATTTATTTTTTATAGATAGTGATATAGGTTTTAATGGAGATGTTTTTTACAAAATACTAAATTCAGGTTATGATATAGCTTGTGGAATATATCCTAGAAAATCAATAGATTGGTCAGCGGTAGAAGCTTTTGCTAAAAAAGGTGATTTTAAACATTTAGAGCAAAAAGCTTTAGGTTATAATTTAAATTTTGCTGATCCATTAAATCTTAAAATGAGAAATGGATTTATAGAAGTATTAGACGCAGCAACTGGATTTATGTGTATTAAAAAAGAAGTTTTTTATAAAATGAAAGAAGCATATCCTAATTTAAAATATACAACTGATCAAATTATAAATAACGAAAGATATTCAAGTAATAATACTTACGCATTTTTTGACTGTATTATTGATGAAAAAAGTAATAGATATTTATCAGAAGATTATGCTTTTTGCAGATTATGGCAAAAAATAGGTGGTAAAATATATGCTGATGTTACAAGTGGATTAAACCATCATGGAACATATTCGTTTGTAGGTAATGTATTTACTAAATTTAAAGTTGAAGGAGTAGAAAAAGATGGCGACAATGACGTACACAAGTCTAAAGACGGACATACAGACTTGGGCTGAAAATACAGGAACTGACTTTACTAATCAACTTGATACATTTATTCAAAATACTCAAAACAAACTTTCTAGAGACATAGACCCTGTTGGATTTAATCAAAACGTAACTTCATCTATGCAAATAGGCGATAGATTTGTTACTTTACCATCGTCTATTGAACCTATGTTATTAAATTATTTAAATATTATAGATAGTGATGGAAATAGAGTATTTTTAGAAATTAAACCAATAGAGTATTTACAAGAATACTGGCCTAATGCTTCTATAACATCAGAACCAAGATATTTTGCTAATTTTAATGATACTACATTATATGTAGCTCCAACTCCAGATACTGCTTATGTTATGGAACTAGGTTATCAAGGTAGAATCAATCCTTTATCTAATACTAATACGACTAATTGGTATACAGAGAATGCTCAAGATGCATTATTATATGGTTGTCTAGCTGAAGCAAATCTCTTTACAAAAAACATGGAAGACTATAATATCTACAGACAAAGATATGCCGAAAGTGTGACTGCTATAAACAATGAAGCTCGTAGAAGACGAAGAACTGATTACAAGTTTCCAGGTAGTCCGCTAGGCGAAAATACAATAACTGGAGGACAATAAACATGGCAATATCGCAAGCAATAACAGTCGCATTTAAGCAAGACTTAATGAATCCTGGTGCTAACTTAGAATCAGTAACATTAAAGTGTGCTTTGTACGATAGTACAGCAACTTTAAATCAAAACACAGCTGCATATACTACTGCTAATGAAATTTCATCAAGTGGAACTAATTACACTACTGGTGGAGCTACATTAACTGGAGTAGCTATATCAACAGATGGTACTACTGCTATTTTTGATGCTGATAATGTTACATTCGCAAATGCAACAATATCTGCTCAAGCAGCATTAATTTATAATGCTAATAATAGTAATTCATCTATTTGTGTATTAGATTTTGGTGGAGTTAAAACTTCTACTAACGGTACATTTGAATTGCAATTTCCTAATGCTGATGCTACGAATGGTCTAATCAGAATTGCATAGGGAGATAAATCCTTATGGCAGCATCTGTAGGATGGAGTAGATCAACATGGAATTCTGGTGCTTGGAATATATCACCAGATGCACTAGCTGTAATTTCAGGTCAGCAACTTAACGCCAATATTAATTGGGGATTAGGTTGGTCACGTGAAGAATGGAACGTAGGACCTTGGAATGAAGGCTTAGGTGGTCTTGTTACAGGTGATGGAAATATTTTTATAGAAGATGGTCAAGAATTATCTTCTCTATTAAATAATGTAATTGTTACAGCAAGTTCTCCAATTGTAATATCTGGTGAAGAATTAAATGCATTATTAAATAATGCTACAGTAACAGCTTCTGCTCCATTTGCTATTACAGGAAGTCAAGTTGTGGCTACTGTTAATACTTTTGCAGTAACTGCTGGTGGAGCTATTACTATTAATACTCCTACTTTTGAAGCTAATGTAGAAGTAGGAAATATAACTACAGGTACAGCTAATAATATAGACATTATAGGTCAAGAATTAGTATCAAATTTAAGTAGTGTTACAACTCAATCTGAAAATTTAATTCCAATAACAGGAAGTCAAGCTAATGTTACTGCAAATTTAATTAGTATAAGTGCTTCAGGTTTCTTTAATATTACTGGAAGACAAATAAATACTAATATAGGAACAGTTACAACTACTTCTCAAAACTTTATACCAATTAGTGGAAATAGAGCTAATGTTACAGTAAATACTTTAAGATTTTGGGACCCTATTGCTGATGATAGTACAGAAAATTGGACAGATATTATTTAGTAGACAAATGAGTACAAATATATATTATTTACAAAGTTAAAATTTAGGAGTATATAAACTTATGCCATCAAGTTTTACATCGAGATTAAAATTAGAAAAACAAGCCTCTGGAGAGAATTCAGGTAATTGGGGTAATTTAGTTAATTATGTTTTTAATAGATTAGATTCATCAATTAAAGGTTATCAATCTGTAAATGTTGCAGGTTCTGCCAATGTAACATTAACTTCAAACAATTCAACAAGTAATACTGATGATTCATCAACAGACGATCAAGTACATAATGCAATATTAGAATTTTCAGGTGCATTAACAGGAAACATTCATGTATTTACTGATGCGGTAGAAACTAAATATACTGTATTTAATAATACATCAGGTGCTCATACTGTAACATTTGCTCCAACAGGAGGAACTGGTTCTGTAATAAAACAAGGAACTAAAACACTAGTTTATACAGATGGCACAACAATGTATGATATTACAAAAGATTTAGGTGATATTCAAGTTACAGGTTTAACAAGTAATGGTGCTGTTACAATTACAGGTAATACTGATATAACAGGTAATATTGCACTTAAAACTCAAGGTGCTATTGTATTTGAAGATTCAGCAGGTGGAGAATTTGCAGCAATAAAAGCAAATGCAACTACTACAAGTTATACATTAGTTTTACCACCAGCAACTGGTACTGCAGATCAAGTTATTGTAACTGATGGTTCTGGTAATTTATCTTTTGTAGATAATACAGGTGGAACATCTTGGGTTGCTGTTAAAACTTCAGGATTCACAGCTGTAGCAGGTGAAGGATATTTTTGTGACACATCATCAGCAGGATTCACTGCAACATTACCAGCAACTCCAACTTTAGGAGATGAAGTAACATTTGTAGATTATGCAGGAACATTTGACACAAACAATCTAACTGTAGGTAGAAA